CTTAGATTCGCCAAAAGGCCGTGAAATGGCACTTGCTGATAATGCTTCGGCAAAGGCTAACATTGTATTTGATGCTGAATTGGTAGAGGCGGAACTCGGTGAGGCGGTTTGTGAAGAGTGGGGGATTGATGTTGCCACGAATACGGAATCTGATGATAATAATTTTGATGATGAGTTTAATCCATCTGAAAATAAAATACCCTTGGCAATCGTTTTAAATAAAAATGAATTGTTTAAATGGAATAAAATTAAAGAGGAAATAGGATTTGCAAGCGATACAAAAGCGTTTTTAAAATTAATTGAAGAAAAATGATACAACCTTTTTTTGGTGAATTATTCCGTTACCCTGTTGCTTTAGAGTTAAGCCATAATTATTGTTCAAATAAATGCGCCTACTGCTTTGCCAACTTAAATACGCCCGACCGAAAGGCAAATGTACAAGGTGTCATGAACCAATTGGCAAATCACGAACAAAGAAGTGATATTACATCATTGTTACTACAAAAAAAAATTGGTATTTGCTTGAGCAATAAAACAGACCCATTTGCAGCAAGTAATTATCAAATCGCTAAACCACAAATTGAAATATTAAACGAGCTAGATATTCCAATAGCCTATCATACAAGAGGCGGGAAGCACTTAATAATTGACAGCATAAAACCTACATTGTTTTATATCTCTATTTGCCACACAGATGATGCGGTTAGAAAAAAAATAGAGCCTGGGGCAACGACAATTGAATATAGATGGGAATTAGCAAAAGAGTTGATAAGTAAAGGGCATCAGGTTGTTATTGCTTGTAACCCATTTGTTACTGAATGGGTTGATGAAGATATTTATATTAAAAACTTAAATGATAGCGGAGTTAAATATATTATTGCTCAACCAATTCACTTAAATAACGACCAACTATTAAACATGGATAGTCGTGAAATATTTGATATGCAAAAGATAGTAAAAGAGTCAATGAAAAAAGAAAACAAATATCAAAAGGAATGCAGATCTTTTATTGACAAATTACTTTTATTAGGTTTTACTGTTTATGATACATTAAATTTTAATAGCACAAACATAATGAATGCTTGGCACCATGGATTAAAAGGCAAAACATTTAAAACATATTATGATTTTTTTCATTGGTGTTTAAAAAATAAACAAAATAATGAAGCTGTATTTTTTGATGAATTTTACGATTTTATAAAACCTAATTTTTTAGAAGAACATCAAGAATATTCTTTATACCAATATATCACAAGTATTGACAGGAGGTATAGAAAAACAAGGCAAAGCGGATTAAGTGTAAAACAAAAAATGACATTTAAAGAGTTGGCTCAAACAATTTGGAATGACAACAGATTTCCAAATCATCTATCAAGAGTTAACCAATTTGGAATAGTTGGAGAAATAAAAAATAAAACGCTATTTACGGAAGTTGATGAAAATAATAATTTGATAATGTGCTTTAATTCTAATAATTTTGCAAACACATTGGTAAGTGCCAATGAAGTATTAACATTTTAATAAACAAATCAATGGAAAAATGCAATTTTTTATCAAGTGGAATGAGAACTCAAAGAAGATATTCTCAAAGCGGAAACAGTTATACAACGGTTGTTCAAAGACAAACATCTAACGGGAGGTGGAGGAAGGTTAATTAAAATAAGGGGGTAATACCCCTTATTAAATCTATATGAAAATATCACCTAAACATACCAAATTCATTGAACTTGTTGCCAACGGTATAAACCAAGATAAGGCTTATGCTGATGCTATTGCAAAGGGTAAGATTAGCGGTAACGCTGCCCGAAGCAAGGGGTCAACACTTGCCAAAAGGTATGCAAAGGAAATTCAAGAACACAAGCAGTTGGTTAGGGATGCTATTAACAATGCAACATCAACAGCCATTACCGAGATGGCCGAAAAGAATATACTATCAACTGCAGAACGAATGGAGATGTTAAGCAAAATTGCAAAAGGTGAAGTTAAGATTAAAAAGCCGTTTGTGATTGCAGGTAAGATTATGGAGTACCCGTCTGAACCCGACCACAACGATAGGACTAAAGCCATTGCCGAACTCAACAAAATGGATGGAAGTTATGCGGCAACAAAAACGGATATTACAGTAAAACAAGAACAACCATTATTCCCAGATATAAAATGAAAACATTAGCCACTTTATTACTAGCCTTATTCCTTTTCAGTTGCTCAAAAGAAAACATTTTAGAGCCTACATTTGAAAACAAACCTCAACCGAGAGAAACTACCCGAGTATCGTTGCATGCGCACGGATGGAAAGCAAATTACAGGCTTAAATATATTCGTTTAGGAAATTGGTGTGACACTGTTATTCGTGATACTAATTATACAATTCAATATTTATGTTATACCAACGAATTGCAACATCCCGTTAGTATTAATACTATTGAGCGTTACGATAAGGATTCTATTGCATTATCATTAACTGTTAATACAACGATTGCCACATTTGCAATCATAAATAAATGCGATGCTGAAATAATGTTGCAGCCAAACCAAGCACTTTAATTTATGTTTCAAAGGACCACAGCTATTAACAAGCTGCTGGCAATGAAAGCCCGCAAAAAAGTTGTGCAGGGTGGCACATCTGCTGGAAAAACATACGGAATTATACCAATCGCAATTGATTACGCTACTAAGCACCCGCGTGAGTTAACCACAATTGTCGCTGAATCTATACCAGCCGTTAGAAATGGAGCGGTAAAGATATTTCAAGATATTATGTACGATACAAACCGATTGATTGAGGACCATTGGCGAAGCAATCCGATGGAGTACAAATTCGCAAACGGTCATGTAATTCAGTTTACTGCTTTTGATTCGGTAGGAAAAGCAAAGGCAGCGGGTAAAAGAAACGTGCTATTCCTTAACGAGGCCAATCATATTAATTTTGAAATAGCCGATGCATTGATGGTTCGCTCAAATCAAATTTGGATTGATTTTAACCCGGATAACGAATTTTGGGCCCACACCGAAATATTAACCGAGAAGGACAGCGAATTTTTATTATTGACCTATTTGGATAATGAAGCCCTGCCGACCGAAATATTATCAGAGTTAAACACTAAACTAGCCAAAGCATATTTTAATCCGTTGGGGGATAGGTCCGACCCCGCAAATGTAAAAAACGAATATTGGCACAACTGGTGCCGTGTTTATATTGACGGTTTGGTTGGAACATTGCAAGGTGCAATATTTCAGAATTGGAATAGCGGCAAATTTGATGATTCATTACCATTTGTTTACGGTTTGGATTTTGGATTTAGCAATGACCCCGATGCATTGTTAAAAATCGCAGTCGATAAAAAGAGAATGAAAATATATTGCCATGAAGAAATGTATAAAACTGGCAACAGTACTGAACAATTAACCGATGCATTAAGAAACAGAGTGCCAAAAAATAGTTTAATCATTGCCGACAGTGCCGACCCGCGAACAATTAACGATTTAAGGCAAAGAAATATTAATATCATTCCAGCGGTTAAGGGAAAGGACAGCGTGCGAAGTGGTATTAAAAGACTGCAGGACTATGAAATTATTGTTACTGATGAAAGCATTAATCTTAAAAAAGAACTAAGGAATTACATTTGGCATGACAAAAAGAGTGAAACGCCCATTGATGCCTACAACCATTTAATCGATCCTTTGCGTTATGGCTTTGAATATTTAGTACCATTATCCACCCTCGCAATAGGCTAAAAAAATAAATTTGCGATAAATGCAAAAAATTATTTATACATTTGCGATAAATAATAATTGTCAATGGCATTTTTGCAAAAATTGAAAGACACTGTAAAAGTATGGACAACTGACCCATCAAATTACAGAAAAGGCATTTGGAGCCAAATTTTACTTGATGGTGGATTTATGCCAATTGACCTGTCTAATAACTCAAATAATCAAATTATTGAGGGATATTCTAAAAACATTGATGTTTATTCTATTATTCGTAAAATAGTTGATGTGTTAAAATCTAATCCTTGGATTGTAGAAAAGCAGCTATCAAAAGGAACATGGAAAGAATTAAAAGACACGCCAATTCATCAGCTAATGGACCAGCCAAATAAAACAAAGGGCTATACTTGGGATGATATAGAAGAAATGATTGCTATTTATTTACTTGTAACTGGCAATACTTACATCAAAGGCACTAAAGCAATTGGTTTTGAAGAAATATCGGAACTTGAAATATTGCCTACAAATGGTATAGTAATTATTAATCCAAACCTCAACTATTTTAATCCTAAATACGAATATATTTTTAATTATGGTGTTACCTCAAAAATATTTAAACAAGATGAATTAAAACACATTAAGTATTTTAACCCTAATTTAGCCACATTTCAATATGGATTAAGCCCGTTACAAGTGGCGGCCAATGCAATTCAAGTAGGAAATGAAAGATGGGCAGCTGATGCAAGTATTTTAGGAAACAGGGCAGTTGCTGGTATGATAACGGATAAGTCAAATTTACCAATGCAGCCAGAAGAAGCCGAATTACTTGGCAAAGAAACCCGTAAACGAATGGGAGGTGCTACCAAGTTTGGTCAAATAATGGTAACTAACAAAGATTTAAGTTACATTCCATTAGGATTAAGCCCAGAGGATTTACAGCTATTAGAAAAAGGAAAAGTGACTACCAGAGCTTTGTGCAATATTTTAGGTTTAGATTCAAGTTTATTCAATGACCCAGATAATAAGACTTACAATAACCGAAAGGAAGCGGAAAAAGCAATGTACACAAATTGTATTATTCCTTTAAGCGTTAAAATTTCAGAGGCATTAAGTCAATACATTTGCCCGACATTTTACCCCGATCAAGTTGTAAGGATGAGGCAAGACTTTAGCGGAGTTGAATGTTTGCAAGGTAATTTAAAAGAGGAAAGTGAAATAAAACGCAACGATGTAAACACTATTTTGAGGCAGTTTAAAGGTGGGTTTATAAAATACAATGATGGACTTGAAATGTTAGGATTGTCGCGTGTTAATGGGATGGATTTGTATTATTGGGAAATGGATGATGAATTACGCGCTAAGTTTGATTTTTCTAATGCTGATTTGCAAAATTCGCAAAATCAACAAAATTAATTTGCGATAATCAATAATAATTAAATACTTTTGTACCATGAGCAAAACAAAAACTAAAGCAGAATTAGACAAAATAAAAGCTGAAAGTATTAAAAAACAAGGTAAAATTGTAAAGAAATAATGATAAAATCAATATACTTTCCAAATCGAGAGTTTGCCACTAAGGCTGAATTGTTTGATGCTATCAAGAAAGATGAAAAGCGAATCAAGGCTTTGAAAGGTGCTGAAATTATATTGAGCCACGAAAGAGGTCATATTTCTAAAACAGCACTTGTTTTAAAAGGCTCAGAGGCTAAGGCTTTAAATATTGAAGATGGATATTTTTATCCAGTAATAAATACCACAAACTATTTAGATAGCCATAATGATGTTCATATCCCTAAAATTTGGAATAAATCAATTTCGGAGCAACAAGGTAGTATTTTTTATGTAGCCGATCACTCATTAAAAATAAATGATGTTATTGCCTGGAATACCGATGTTGAGGTTATGACAAAAACATTAAATTGGAATGTAGTAGGAAAAGATTTTGAAGGACAAACTGAGGCTTTAATATTTAAAGTTAAAAAAGAATCAATTTGCAATGATGCTGCTGAAGATATTATCGAAAAAAATAAGCCCGTTCAAAATAGTGTAAGAATGCAATATGTAGTATTTCATACTTGCATTAATGATAAACGCCCAGAATACAAAACAGAAAAGGCAAATTGGGATAAGTATTACCCAATGGTTGCCAATAAAGAAGTTGCAGATGCTGACGGTTATTTTTGGGCTGTTACTGAGGCTAAAATAATCAAAGAGGGTAGTATGGTATTATTTGGAAGTAATGATGCTACACCAATACTTCAAACCCCATCAACAGAGGAAACAAAATGTACTAATTGCAATTCAGATATGACGGGCGAATATTGCTCATCATGTGGAACGCAACGTAAAAATATTGAGCCGTCAAAAGACACTCAAAAAGAAGCAGCCGCGTTGGCACTGCGGAATAGTAAAATAAAATCAATTATTAATCAATCACAATTCTAAAAAAAATGAAAGAATTAAATTACAAGCCGTGCAACGCGAACACGATGAAAATAAAACACGCGAAAAGAAAGCAAACATTAAGCCGCGTGCTATTGTTTGTATTTGTATTATTTGCTGGCATTGGTATTGCCAATGCTGATTTTAGCAAAATGGATAAAGGAGCCGCAATTGGTAGCGGTATCAGTTTAGCAACAGTGTTACCTTTTATGGTGAGCGGTAAATTCAAAGAATTAAAGGGAGAAGAACTTGATACTTTTTTAAAGGAGGCACAACCAGAAGATGTTGCAAAATACTATGACGAGTTGAACAAAATGAAAAAAGAGGCACTTGATAAAGCAATTGAATCTAAGGCGAGTAAAGAAGATTTGGATAAGCTAAAGCAAGAATTAGCCGAAAGTTTTAACGAATCAACAAAAGCCCTAAGAGATGCAATTAAAGCGCAAGGCTTAGCGATGCAAAAAATAATTGACGGCATGCCAAACGGTGGTGAAAAAACATCATTAAAAGCGGAAGTTGATAAGTTTATAAAGGATAACCACGATGAAATTAAGCGTATTAAAAAAGCTGGTCAAGGTTTTATTGAAATGAAAGTTGTGGGTTCTATTACAACTGGTTCAGCTGCTGTTCCAGATGGTATTCCAGCATTGCAAGGTGTACAAGTAGCCCCTCCAAACAATGTTAATTTTAGAGGCGTTATTATTGATGGGTTAGTAACAACCATTCCAACATCACAAGCTAGTTATGCGTACACTGAAACTATCCCTAAAGACGGTGATTATACATTCCTTGCAGAGGGCGGAACAAAGCAAGAAATTGACTTTAAAATCGAAACCCGTTATGCCGCACCTAAGAAATTAGCTGCTTACGAAAAGTTAACAGAAGAAGCCGTAACTGACATTCCAAATTTACAAGCGATTGCATATAATTTCTTATTGCAAAAGCATAATTTAAAACGTGAAAATGGCATTTTATTTGGCGATGGTACTGGAGATAATTTAAAAGGCGCAACTGTTTACGGTCGCGTTTTTAGTGCTGGAGATTTAGCAAATGCAGTTGTTGCACCTAACTTTATGGATGTTGTAAATGCTGCCATTACAGACATTTTCACAACTCATAACTATACAGATGAAATGCCTTACATGGCTAATTTGGTAATGATTAATCCTGCTGATTTCTATATCGAATTAGTTTCTGCTAAAAATTCATTTGGTATGCCATTGTATCCACAAGCATCATTATTTAACCGTGTAACTATTGGCGGTGCAACTATCATTCCTTACATGGATATTCCAGCAGGCAAAATATTTGTGGCCGATATGAGCAAATATAATATTACTAATTATGTTGGTTATACTGTTAGAATTGGATGGGTAAATGATGACTTCATCAAAAATCAATTTGTAATTCTTGGTGAAAGTAGATTGCATGGTTTTGTTAAAAAACTTGATGAGGTTGCGTTCCTATACGATGATATTGCAACTATTAAAACAGCTATCGAAAAAGTATAAACATGAGCAAAAAATCTAAAGAATCGGCACCTAAAAAAACGGGTGCCGATTTAAAACCAAAACAAGTTGAAACGAAACGTGCCGATTTTACTCCTAAAAAAGTTGATCTAAATTCTTTATTATTGCCAAAAGAACAAAAAGTTGAAATTGAAATAATTAAAGATTTGGCATTAATGAAAATTGGGGATAAAAAGGTGGTTGATATTTCAACGGCTAATAAAATGGTTAAATTAGGTAATGCAAAAATAATCGAAAAATAAAACATGAAAAAACTATTCACACTTTGCTTAACGGTGCTGACATTCGCATCATTTGCACAATATCCAAGTGGTTTTGTAACGGTTAACTCCAGTTACGCAAGTGCCACAACAATGAGTGTAACCAATGTAACAACCTCAACCGCTATTTTAACGGTTACATCTGCACCGTATAAGTATTAC